TTAATCCGTGTGTCCCTGGTTCGAGCCCAGGTCGGGGAGCCAAATAGCGTGACTATGAACCGTGCCTTCCTGGGCGCGGTTCATGATCCGTTCCCCGTTGTACTCGATTTTCACTTCTTTGGCCTCAATTACGATTTTTTCAACAAATGAACTGAAAAAGCCACGTAGCTTACGTTCGTCCGTCGTATTTAAAACTACGTCACGCATCAATTCCGCCATTTCCTCAATCTCGACTCGGGAAATGTTCCCAGTTGGTGGTTTTTCAGCTTCGAGAGCAATAAGAGCGGTTTCAGCTGCATCACGTTGAAGACGCAATTCACGAATACGAATAGTGAGGTCACCCAAGTTGGGAGCATCCTTTCCATGTAACTCCAAGACCTCGTACAAATTCCTTAAACGCGTCTCTACTCCGCGCATGGTGTTGCTAAGGTCTGCTCGCTTTTGAGCGCGGTCATTGATCCATTTACTACTTAACTCATGCAGATCGGCCACGGTCTCAGCCATCATGTGAGCAGTCAACACCTTGTCTAGGATCGTTGTGATAAGAAAAACATCCAATTCCTCGGCGGGGAATCGTCGTGGTACGCAAGACTTGCCAACAAGCCAGTTCCTGCAGTTGTAGTAGTGATAGACGCGATCGCGGCCTGTGGCCGTCTCGATTTGCAAGGTGGCGCCGCAGCTGCCGCATTTCAGCATTCCAGTAAAGACAAAGTTGCTCTTGGGAGACCCCACACCAATAGCCGGCTTCCGGCTATCAAATAATGATTGAACGGCCATGAAAGTGACCTCCTCGATGATAGGTTCGTGACTTTTGGTAATGATCCACTCTTCCCTGGGGCGCAGTTTCCTAGTCGTGCGGTTCGTCTTGTTAAATACGATCAGGCCACAGTAGACCTCGCTTTTCAGAAGGTGAGTGAGCTGGTTTTTTGTCCATGGCCCGCTCCGGTAGTAGAGACCTCGTTCGTTAAGATTCGTACAGATCGCCTTGATCCCGATCCCTTCCAAGTAATGGCGGTATATCTCTCGAACAATGGCTGCCTCCTGGTCGTTGATGAACAGTTTTACTCGCTTGCCTACAATATGAGCTGTATATCCAAAAGGGACAGTGCCGCCATTGAAAAACCCATCCTTGGCATTTTTAATCATGCTGCGGAGAGTGTCGGAACTAATCTGTCGGCTGTAATGCTCATCGAAGATTTCAAGGATTGACTCCATCATCCAGCCAGCATCAGTCCGATTGTCCAGATCGACGCTTACATAAACCACGCGAGTCCCATTTTTTTCGAGCTCGCGCTTGTACAGCGCTGCATCAAGCTTATTACGTGCGAAACGTGAAGTGCTCCAGCAGATGAAATAATCGATCGAGTATGTCTTGCAATAGGCTATCGCTTCCCTGAAAGCCGGACGTTCATCTGTCCTGCCCGAAATCCCTGCGTCGGTAAATTCTCTTACCACTTGGGCAGGCAGCGATTCGGCTTTTTTATAGCCGTGCTCAATTTGGCTTTCTATCGGCAGTCCGTCATCAGCCTGCCTGACGGTAGATACACGTGAATAAATGATGGCCGTTTTTTCTTTTTCCATACCCAAGTTTATGCCTGCTTTCTGAAACGCTTTATGTGACGCGCGCTTATGTTTTCACCGATGCGTTTCGCCAAAATGGCTGCAATCTCCTCTGCCGTCTTACCAGTGGCCACAAGCGATTCAATATAGCGGTTACGTTGGTAACGCTCGAAGCATGCATAACCACGCATCGGCACTAGCCGGCGACCATCGTCGGTTTTGTTTGTAGGGTCGGCATCGAGGATTCTCCAGACCTTGAGAAATGCGTCGACGCCGACAGCCTCAGCGACTTCGAGCCAAATTCGTTGCAGCCCCATTTCGCGCAACTCATCAAGGCGCGGATCGCGTTTTTTTTCGGGGTCGATTCGAAAATTTAAAATTGTGCAATTTTCTAGGTACCCACCCCCCCCAGCTGGTTCGGGTGTGTCGCCCTGCCGACCCCCCACCCCTCCGGCAGTCATGCTACTGAGCTGCCCTACCTGGGCAATTCCTAACCCCGAATGTCGCTTTTCATTGTCTTCATTCATGATCTAACCCCCGTCCTACAGTGAATGAATGTCGCCTTTCTACATTCCACGACATTCGAATAGTTGCGCCACCCTGTTTGTTTTAGCCCGCTCTCTATGCCAGTTGCGAACCCCGCGAGACCGGTGCACATCACCTCACTGCAACCCGCATGGGTGCTGCATTCCTGTATTTCTATATCTATCTACTCAGCATCCCCGACGATGAGTTGCGCCAGTCTAAAACCAAATGAACGCGTGCTTGGATGTCTGGTAGGAAATTCCAGCCGCGGCATAGTTAAGGCTTCCCCTTCAGCTTTTGCAGAAGATCACTCACGGGAGTGCGCATCTTGGCCATGGGGTTGGCTCGGTCTACCTCGCGCGTCAGCTTACGGCGTGCGGTGTGGGTGTAGATGGATGTGCTCTTGGGATCGGCATGTCCCATGAGCAGTTGAGTGTTGAGGAGCTGCACGTCGTCCTCGACCAGCTCAGTACCGTATAGGTGACGGAATGCATGCGGGTGCAGTTGGCCCTCGGGAATGCCCAGCGCCTGGCCATAGCGCTTCACCATCTGCAGCACAGCGCGGCGGTTGAGGCGGCGCTTCTCGCCGATGTACTCATGCGCGCCTATCGAGCGGTTATTCAGGCTGACGAACAGCACGCGATCACCATCCGGAAGCATGCGGTCGATCCCCTGTAGCTCGGGATGCTCGAGGTAGATGCGCAACATCAGGTCGGCCTCGATCGGTACCGGCAGGATCCGTTCCTTGCTCCCCTTCTCCAGCACACGCAGCATCAGCCGCACCTTGCCGTCGATCTCATCCTGGAGGAGATGGCTTTCGTTCAGGTGGACCAATCCGGAAGCACGCAGGCCGCAGCCGGTCATTACAGCCAGCATCGCGCCGTCGCGCACGCCGGCGAATGTAGAGAAATCCGGAGCCCACATCAGTTTCTCGGCATTGGCCAAGGTGATCACGCGCGGTATCTTGCGTCCGCTGGTCGGATACGGTATGCCGGAGGCCGGGTTATCACGCAGGTGCCGATTATCCTTGCACCAGGCATAAAAGCCGCGCACCGCAGCGATGTGCGTACGCCGACTGACTGGATCCTTGAGGCCTTGCTTGTGTAGCCAAACGCCGCAAAACACGATCAAGTCATCATGGGTCGCGCTCAACGGATCCCGTTCAGCGAAGTATTGGCCAAGCCGGCGCAGGGCGAGGCGGTAGACCTCGATCGTCCGGACGGCTTGACCTGTATTCATTAGCTTGTATTCGAGCCATTGCTCGGTCAGGTCGGCAAACATCTATACCTCTTTCAACAAACCCAGGGGCAAAACAAAGCGTGGATGCGCGGATCGGGCTATGGAAAAAACTATGACATTTATATTCATGTACTTAGCCTCCACGACTATCCACGGAAAACCCGTGGATGAGAGGTGAAACCCGTGGATTAAAAAATAGGCAACCTCGATAACCCGTGGATGCAGCTTTTTTCCTTCCCGGCTTCTTCTTCTCTTCTTCTTCTTTTAAAAATAAAGAGATAGAGAGAAGAGGACCGAGCCGCCCAAAAATGTCATGCGTGGATAAACAAACGAAACACGTGGATAAATCAGGCAAACACGTGGATAAATTGGAAAGAGTTGCGGGACCAATCTTGTCCAGCATCAATAACTTATCTGCGTATGGCGCACAATTCCACGCTTCCGCACGCGCACGCCCCCTTACCTTTAAGGAAAGAGCGCGAAGCGCAAAAAAAAGCGGCTGCTTTTCTCGTTGGGGGGTACGGGGGTTAGCCATGAGAGATGCCTGCATCGACGGTCGGGGTTGCATGGAGGCCGTACTGCGCCAGCCGGGAGGTAACGAGGGCCGTGAGATGGGCTACACGCTGGTTACGGATCGTGCGCTCAACACCCTCAGGTAGCATCACGTTCGCATGCATCAGCTGCTTCTTGAACACTCGGTCGCTCTTCACTGGCAGGCCGTTCCACTTGTCGCGCAATGCCGGCGTATTGGCCAGGTGTTCCATGATGTGGCTGGTACGCACCAGGAGTACTTCCTCCGCATCGATCCAGTCCCACTTGTAGGGGTAGCGGAACTCGCCCCGGGCAATCTCGGCCAGCACGGTCTCCATAATCCACACCCATGGCTCGCGATCCGCGCTTGTTTCCCCGATGTGAGCGTTCATCTCCGCCAGCAGGTCATTTCCAAAGCTGCCCTGCCGCGCGTCGATCTCGGCAAACTCGCACAGGAAGCGCCAACACGTAAGCAGCGCGGCGTAGTTACCCGCCATGCGCACAGCACCGTCATCCTCGCCACTGGCGCATGAATTGTTAAGGCAGTGCTCCTTGAGTTGATGGTAGACGGCCTGCACCTGGCTTTTTTTCAGCCCGGTCAGGAACTCCAGCCATTGACGCACTGGGAAACGCGGCAGATCGTCGGGCATCAGCGGACCCTTCTTGCCTGTCAGCTCGGTCCGGACGATCTTGCCGATCAGGCTGCGCACCGGAACGTCCTCGCCGGCGAGCAGTACCGGAGCCGAGATCAGGAATTCCGTCATATCGGCGCCGCGACGGTTGACCGTGTATTGGTAATTCTCCTGCAGCAGTCCGACCGCTTTGTCGATGATGTCCTGCCGGCGTGCCGACAGCTCTTCCCAGCCTACGGGGTGCGAGGTGTGGCTGATCGATGTGAGCAGCCGGAACTCGGTCTGCAACGACTGTCCGGAAAACATAGTGAAGCCGATCGTGCGCTCGAGGCGCTTGATCAGGGTCGATTTGCCGTGCCCCTTGTCCGCCTGCATCTGCATGTGCGGCCAGAACCCCAGCAACACCTTCAAATGCCCGCCAAGGCTCCATACAAGAGGCAAAGTCGCTGCATTACGTTTGAACGTGTTCTGGTATGCCTCGATCACTTTTCGCGCGTCTGAGCGCGATCCTGAAGGGAAGGTCAGATTGAAGTACGGGCACTGCTGCTCAGGCTGGGTGAAATAGCAGTCCGGCCCCTCGTTGACGATCAATTTCCCGTCGCGGTAGCACAGGCCGACGAAATTGGCCGCGTTGCGGGCCCCGAGGTGCGCGCCGCGCTCCAGGATGTTCAGCATGCGCAGGAAAGAGGATTGATCCCACACCGGCCCGATCTTCTTCCAGGTGTCGACGTTGTGCAGCTTCTCATCCTCGATTACCCGGCGCTGTAACTTGGCGCCATGCCGAGGCGTCTGCGCACTGACGGCGAACAGCACCCTGGGCTGAGTGTCCGGGTCTCCGCTCATGGTCGACGTGGCGCCGGCGATCGTTACGCGCGACAGCGAGGCAACGCGGAATCCGGCCAGGTCCTTGTATTCCAGCTTCTCGTTGCCGTTTTCGTCGGTCTTGATTTCGGCGATGTACTGCGTGAAATCCTCGCTGACGCGATAGCGCCAGTAGCGAACGTCATCACGGAATGGCAGATAGACGCGCTGGCGCCCAAAGTTCTCCTCCACCTTGCCAGGCTGGCCCTGTATCAGCCACGGGTCGAGACGATACAGCGCGCGGCGCATCTCGTCCCGTCCCATAGTTTTCAGCATGTCGTTGAGGTCGTTGATCGGCTCTTCGTTCTCGTCCACCCACTTGGATTGATCGATCATCATTGCCGAGATATCCAGCGCGGTCAGGATCTCGTGCAATTCCCATGCAGCCTCCGGTCCTGGGCGACGGCGCGCTTGCGGATGCGGCCGGCCATCATCGGTCAGCTCAGGCAGCGGCGCATCGTTGTCGAAGCACAGCACCACATGCTTGCCGCGGAGGAAGGTCCAGTCGATCGCACTTACGTTGAGGCCGCGTACTGCAAAGGCGGCCGTGTGGGGAATGTCCGCCGTCTCGACGGACAAGGCATTGATCGGCGACTCCACGACATAGACCTTCTCGGCACGCTGCAGTCGCTTGATGTCGCTGGTCCAGCCATAACCGAACTTCTCCCCCTGGCATTGGGTTTTCGTTCCGCCGTTGATGGCCGGGTCAAGGTAGCGCAGATCCACCGCCACCACGTGGCCAGGGTTAAGCGTACGGGCAATGAAGGCCACGGCTGGCCCACCGTGGCCATGCTCGCCCGCCGGCGTCTTGTCGCTCTCCCAGTCGTTGAACCCCACGGACCGGGCCTTGATGGCGCGATGCACCACCTCCTCCGAAATGCCGCGGCCGGTCAAGTACTCAACACTGCGTTCCGGTTCTACCAGGCAGCGTTCCGCGATGTATTCCACCAGCGATCTTTCCCGCTGCTCCGCAGGCTGGTCAGGCTTATCGAGCGGGATGCCTAGGAAGTTATGCAGCTCCTTGATCGCCTCACCTACATCTATGTTCTTCACGTAGCACACCAGGTCTACGCAGCTGCCGGCGGCATCCTTGCCGCCTGAATAGTCCCGCCACTTGTCCGGGCCGGCCTTGGTGCCGATCTGCAGCGAGGGGGATTTGTCATCGTGGTGCGGGCTCTTGTAGTTGCCCTTGCTACCTGCCGGACGCTCCAGCCCCAGCCAATCGGCCAGGGCATGGAGGTCAACGCGAGCTTTGAGATCGTCTATGGTTGCCATTACTTTATTCCGTCCTGGTTAAACCAATACACGCGTGGCAATAGCACAGCGGACTCCGCTGGGGTGCTTCAAGCGCAAGATGTTGCGGCGCGCATTGTCGTGCACGCCGATGAAATCGAATTCCCAACTGCTGCGCTCCAGTCCTAGCGGCGCCAAGCGCTTTACTTCCGTATGGATCGTCGGCATATGCGCCAGCTCCATAAGGAACGGCTCCCCCTCTGTCTCAATCACGGAATAAACCTCCTCCCATGGCACGGGACATCCGTCGATGACATCGTGGAAGCGCCCCTGTACCACGATCAGCGGTGCAACCAACAGCGTGCCGTGCGTTGCGGCAATCAGGTGGTCATAGGCGCGGTACAGTCGGCCATTCGCCGAGAACTGCTGCAGCGCGTCGAAGTTAACCAGGTAAGGGAGAAAAAGGGGATGCGACATGATCATGGTCCTGTGGTCCGTTATTGATGGGGCTGGTCTTGGAAAAAGTGAGCTGAGCGTGGCGCGCGGCCAATACCTTGTTCAGTTCCTTGTGCGGGCGGATGATCGAGCCGCGGTTATAGGGCTTGGTAGAGATCACGCCGAGCTGGTTCATTACGCGGAAGATCGGCGGCGCCGGCCACCACAACTTGATGGACCGAAGTACTCGCCACTGGCCACGGCGTCCAGCAGGAAGGTTGACGTGCTCGGGTTCATATATGCAGTACACACGGTAGAGGGTCATGTTTCTCTCCACTCAGGCTTCTGGATATGCATCGTTGATAACTGCCTGTAGCAACCGGATCGGTACCTTGGATTTACGCGGCCAATTGCGGATCGCACCTTCCTTCAAGAAAGGACCATCACGTCCGTAAACCTGGTATTTATAGTTACCGCGGTACTTGGTACCGGTTCCGTCATTGCTGATCACGATGCGGACCAACTGCTGCACGCGGATGCCGAGGCCGAAACTGTCCAAGTTCATGCGAACGTCGATCATTTCAGCGTCTCCTGAGCCTGTGCCCATGCGCGGTTAAGTTCCGCCATAGCTTCGTCGCTGCCTCCACGGTCCGGATGCCGCTCACCGCACAAGCGCCGGTACAAGTGCTTGATGTAGTCCAGATCGTCGATACCTTCGGCAACGCCCATCACCTCGCGCCAGCTGCGCACACGTGTCTTCCCCGGTGCCGGCAGCTGCATGAAGCCGCTGAATGCGCGTTGCATCATGTCCGACGCACCCCACCGCTCAATCCCGCGCAAGGCCTCGATCGTCAGCCGAATGGCCTGGATGTTTTCCTTCACGCGCCAGTACTTGTCGCAGGCGAAGCACATTGACTGCCCCTTGTAGAGGAAGTACACGGCCACACCGGCATCCATCGGCTCGGGATCGGTGGCATATGGCATGCCGTCGCGTTTCAGGCGGATGTTGGTCGAAAGCACCACGTGCATGCCGCCAAGTCGCGCGATCTCCTCCATTAGCCCGTCACGCGCGACGGCAAAGGATGTCTGGAAGCGGCTGTTACCGATCTTGGTGTTAGGGGTGCGGGGCCAGTCCTCTGGCCAGTTGAGTGGGTAGGCTTCGACGGTCATGCTTGACCTCCAATCAAGGCCCGTTTCTTCTTGGGCACGTAGACAAAAATGGCTTCGCCGTCTCGACAAACCACTCGGATCACCTTCTTTGCAGTACAGAGGTGGCGCAATGCACCGGCGAGAGAGCGACCTTTGATCAAGGTCTTTTCTGAAATCCTTGCGGATGTGGCAAAGCCGACAGGCCGAAGGAAATGGAGGATCTGCTCAGGCTTGGTTGGTAATGGAGCGCTCATGCAGCCACCCCTTCCCTCATTCCAAGGATCTGCAGCCAGGGGTTAGTGGTTGAATGCACGACGATCGGAGGCAGGTCCTCGCATGAATCCGAGAAGACCTCGATGCTGAACTTGAAGCCACGCACTTCTAGCGACTGCAGGCGCTTGCTGTAGCGCGAAAATTCAAGGCGGGTCATCATCACGGTGTGCTGCAACGGATTTCGACTGTGCAGCAGCCGGCCGTAGCGCTGCAGCTCCTGGTTGCGACTACCCCGCTGGAAGGTGAACTCGATGACCTCCTCCAGATCCTGGATATCGATGCCGCAGTCCCCTACCCGGCTCATGCAAACCACCTGGTGTTTTTGGATCAGTTCGAGGCGGTGCTGCGTCGCTGCATGAATGAAGGGGATATCGTTTTCACGGGCTACGCGCTCACCGCATTCGATGTAGTCCGAGAAAACTATTGTTTTGCGTTTGGTGAGGATCTTCCTTAGCGCGAGGTACTTGTGTTCCATGTCCTCGACGATCAGCACCTTGATCGGTACGTCCTCCAGCGCCCCGGCCTCTCGCAGCTCGTTCCAGTTCTCGCCCACGCTATGGCCCGTCATCATCTGTATCAGGTCACTGCGGCCGTCCTCGCGGAACGGTGTCGCGGTCAAGCCGACACGGAACTCGCTGTTGATGAGCGATAGACGGTGTGCGTTGTTACCCGGGAGGAAGTGGGCCTCGTCAAACCCGGCCACCACAAACTTGTCATGGCTGAAGTCCTGCGCGGTCTGATAGGTGTAGATCTCAATCTTGCAGCGTTCCGCTCCACCGGCATCGAGGATCGAGATCTCGTGATGCTTGGGCTTCCACTTCAAGCGCAGGTCGTGTGATGGGGCCCAGTTCGCGAAGAAGGCGCACCACTGTTCGCGGATCGTGTCGTTATTCACGAAGAGGATGTGACGACCCGGTATCCGGGTAAATACCATTCCGAGGAAATACATCTTGCCCTGGCCAGGTGGCCAGTACACCCCGATGTTTCCGTTCTGCATGAAGGAGTCGAACGCCAGCTGCTGGTTGGGACGCAAGTCATATCCAAGAATGTTCTCCTTGATATAGCATCCCTCCACGGGTCGCGGCGGCGCGATCTTCATGCCGATCTCTAGCAGCTTGCGGAAAGCTCGAAACGCGTCCCCCGAGGTGCGGTTTGTACTGAAGACGTAGCGCAACATCTTCTCATCCTCGACAGGCTCACCTTCAGCATTGAAGAACTGGCCATCCTTGAATGTCAGGCCAAGTTTGCTGGCGATCGCCTTGAGCACGTCGCCTTCACCTGGGTCCTCGTCCGTGTAAATCGCAGATTCGCTGAAGCGCGACACCAGGCATCCGCATCGCGGGCAATTTATCTGAACAGCATAAGTCGGCACCCAAAAATTGACACCGCCGATCGCGCTGCAGGTCTCAAGGCTGAAAGAATGATGCGTCATTGCGAGGCCAGGACCGGACTCAACATCATGCTTGCCCATAGGAGTGAGCCGCTCCCCATCCTTCCAGGAATCCGACGTGCACGTCACCCGCTTGAATCGAGGGGGCGCAGGCAAATCATGCAGCTCGAGGACGCCCTTGGCGTACGCGCTCGCAGATTGGTAGTCGAATACCTCTGGGTGTTCGGTGAAGAATTTCTTGAGGTTGGGTAGCGATACCCGCACGGCCTCCACCTTATTAAAGCCGTGCTGCTCCCAGGCTTTGAGCCATCCGGCATCGATAAAGCGTTGCCACAGGCGATGATCGATCTTGGTCAGGTCCTCGATGTCGCGGATGGTCAGGTCGTCGATTTGACGGGTGGAATAATTGATGCGTTTGAGCCGGTTGCGGATCGATGCGTATGAGCAGCCCAAGTGCTCCAGCACCTCCACCATCGGCACGCGACCATAGTTATCGCGAAGCCACTGATCCTTTTCAGTCGTCCACTCGATCCGGGGTTTGCGCGACTGGTATCCCCCTTGCCTAGCGGCAACGTGAATGTTGTGCCGCTTTACCTGGTATTTGGCGACCAGCTTGTCGATAGTCTCCGAAGTCCCGTCGTAAAGCGCGGCGATGTCGCTAATCTGATCGGTAGTAAGAAGTGGGCGGCTCATGACGTAGCCCTCGGAAACTCGTCATGAGTGCGACCGTCGAGCTGACGGCCGGCGGTTTTTTTGCCAGCGCGGTTCATCCAGACATCGTTCCCGCCATCAGAGCTAAGGTCTTGCCCGTCATGGCCGGCATCAGTCATACGGAAACGTGGCACACCATCGACAGAAGGATAGCCACGTGATGCTGGGCCTCTCGGGCACCATTCGCCCCATTGCTTGAAAAGAAACGGGACGCCAGCAGCCTCGCACTGATCACGCAAGCTGCAAGCCCACTCGGGGTGCATAGGCCGAGCATTTGGACCGCTCTCGCCACCGACGATGACCCAATCTAATAAGTCGACTAACTTTGTCCGGTGCTCGCCGGCAAGCCTCGGAAAGGGGTAGGAGCCTCCGCACTTTGAGGCGAGATATTCCTTCGTTAGGTCCACCGGTCCAAGCAGCGGCTCCATGCTCAGGAAGCGAACGGCGGCCGGCACATTCAGCAGCTTGGGAATATCGCGGTCGGCTTCTTCCTGGTTGCAGATCGTGGCGCCTATCCAGACGTTTTCCAGAGGGCGATAGCGGTCATTGGCATCCATCAAGCGGCCGTCATGCTCGCAGGCGTTTTGAAGCATGCGCTCGACGTTACCGATGCGCTTGGTCAGCAACAGCCAATCCAGATTCGGAGTGTCGGCGATCAGACTCAGGAGGCGCTGCCGCCATGCGTTCGGAACTTCGTTATCGAACACGTCCGCCAGACTGGCGCAGAACACGCGCTGGCGGCGACCATGCTCGGCGAAGAACTGTTCATGCTGGGCATTCCAGCGAAGCGGCAGCTTCCAATTGCTGTCCGAAGTAACACGGCGCGGCTCGCCGGCGCCCCATTTAACTTCGAGCGTGCGCGATGGTGTGCTGACCTCGGCATAGCAGTGATCGCATGCCGGGCTTACCTTGGTGCAGCCTATCCACGGGTTGAAGGTGTGGTCCGTCCATTCAATCTTGGTATTTTTCACAGAAGCACCTCTGCTTCCTTGATTGTGTTGCGGATCGTGGCCAGCCTTTCATTGATCCCATCCTGCAATTCGTCATCCTCAAATCCAGCGATGAAGTCCTCGGCTAATTTCAGGCTGGCCAGCAGTATGAGAGGTAGTTCTGCCAGTGCTGCGCGACGTTCTGCTTCCTGCCGCGCAGCCTGCTGACGTGCTTTATAGGATTTGCACGGCTCAGCCTCTCGGCTATGGATGCAGGGGTCGTCGCCGCAATAATTGAGGCAGCCGCACTTAAATTTGCTCATGAAGTCCTCCCTGCTCCAGGCACAATGCGATCGCCCCTCATGCCAAGAACAATTTCACTGAAACGAATCAGGAAAGCTTGCTTCGCTTCAAAGGGCAGGAGCGGGACTATCGTTTCCTTTAAGGGAATGATGTTGTCCAGGATCTCCCAACGCTCTTGCTGCTCCGCCATCAGATCCCGGCGCTCGGTCGCAAGCATGACAAGATCGGCATGCTTCACGGACGCGGGCATGTGGCCCCTGAGCCCAAACAACTCCAGGACTTCGCCTTCAACGCGCTTTTCTATTTTCTTGTAGTCAGGAATGAGCTGCTTCAGAGGGGTCGGAATGTCGCCGACGTACGCCTCAGCCGCATCGTGCAGGAGCGCCCAAAGAGCATCCTGTGTGGGCACGATATAGCTGGCGAGAATGCTGTGCTGCGCCACACTATAAAACTGACGGCAATGCCCACCAAAACGGCAGATATTCGAAAGCGCATGGCTGATATCGTCGATTAGGACGACATTGCCAAACTCGGTGAAATCGAATTTATTGCCGCTGTAGGTCTGGATGCTGGGGTGGATGAAGGGAATATTCATGATTCCATTACCTCCATCATTTGCTCGGCGTAATACTTACGCCATTGGAAATAACGGCCTATCTTGCAGTCCTTCAAATACTCCTGCTTGTCTTGTTGGTGAGCCTTAAACTGACTTTCGAACCACTCTAGATGAGTGGGAAGGTCCCAAACTCCATCCTCCAGCCAGGCTGATATCAAGGATTTCTCCTCGGCAGATAGCGCCTCATACTCTTTGCTGGAGAGCGGAGAACCCTCACCTTCAAAGTCCGGATTGTTTCCTTCAAACCATGCTGGAATTTCAGTCGGAGCATGGGCTGCGTAATAGTCCTTCAGCGAGGGGCCAATGTAACCTTCTGACGCCTGTAAAACTTCAATTTCCGAGGTTCCGTTCATATCAGTAGCTCTCCATTCCAGCCAGATCAGCACGCGGCTGATACGGGCAACGAGTTGCCCGAGGCTTGACGTGTTCCCGAACGATCTCGACGCGCTCGACCAGGTGGCGCAATGCCATTTCGTGGCCGTCCTTTAGCCGCACGTAAAGCTCGTCGCCGGGTTTAACGATTTGATGGTTGAGGACTTTGGTGCCGTTCCAGACATGAGCCTGGAACGGATGGCAATCGACCACCATGCCCTCATTGGTGACCAGCCAGCGCAGGAAGTCCTGGCCGTTGTCCTTGAAGTGAATGCGCTTCATGATTCGCCCCCGTAGTACCTCTGCTGTTCGGCTGGTGAAAGCTCGCTTATGTCTAGCGGCCGCAAGTCCTCAAATGTGCGACCGTAGAACTCCTCTCGGCAGCGTTTGCAATGCAGGAGCGCGTAATCATTTACAACGAAAGCGCCGTTTTCCATAGGCCAATCGTGATCAAATAGCTGGCACAAGGTGTTGCCCTTGAGGCGTTGAAAGAAGGTACGCTTCATGCTCCACCCCGATTCTTGCGATCGATGGATTCGACGGCGGCGACAGCGAGGGCTGCCACCTGGATCAGACGGGCACGCGCCTTATCCGGACTATTCATGCCACTCATTGCGCGTGCCCAGCCTGCGTAATCCTTGATGAGCTGGACGAACTCCTCGGTCGGATGCTGATCGTCGTGCTCAGGGCCGCCCCACTTCGCGTTTTGCCGATCCCGTTCCTGCGACACTTCACGCAGCACGAGTTGAGTTTTACTCGGAATACTTGCGCTAGAATCGCTCATGCCGCGGCCCTCCGTTGATATTCGCGGCGCACGTCGCGCTTGCGGATCGATGGTGCGCCGTCGACTTCGCGCAGGGCTTGCTCGAGATCCTCGCGGGTGACGCCGGTGTACACCCCAGTGCTGGAAATCGTGGAATGTCCGAGCTCTACCTGGACGATGCCGCGAGGATCCTTGGCTTGAGTGCGGCGCATGATGTTCATGCCGCGGGTATGGCGCATCCAGTGCGGGCTGACGTTGCCCTGAATACCGGCGTCGCGCGCCCATTGCGCAAGGCGGTGCTGGAAAGCACGGACGGACATGCCAACGTGCTTGCGGCTCATGACCAGGGGCACGTCGCCATCATCCAGATAGCCCATTTCGCGGCGGATATCGAGCAGGTCCAGCAAGGCGGCGCGGACCGGCTCAGTGACGAGCTTGCTGTGGTCGCGCTTCTTGCCCTTGCGGTGCTCGCGCGGGATGTAGATATAACCGGTCTGCAGCGACACGAGGGCCGTATTGACCGTAATCAAGCTGAACTCCGTGATACGGAATCCGGTATCCCTCAATAGGCGAATCCAGGCATAGTCCCGCCTCGCCAGCACATCCGTGTATCTCTTCACCGTTCCAAGCAGGGTCTTCTGCTCGTCCTCGGTGAGGTAGTGTTTCAACATCATGGCTCGCTCCTTCCATGGTTTCCCCCGTGTCAAATACGGCTGGCAACTCCCACGGGTATGGAGGTACCAGCACTACCAGCAGCAATACGAACACCATCATCAAAGTGCGAATGTGCGTCATGGCCGCGGCTCTTCGAGCACGACGTCGACCATTCCGATCGCATTTCGAATTTCCGCTCGGGCTTCATCCCACTCGCCTCGAGCGAGGTGTGCGAAGCTTCTATTAGCCAATGTCATGGCATGCCGTATTGCTTTCATATCGAAGCCATCTAGCCCGCGACGAAGTCGCTTTTGCTTCAGCCGCAGCCTGCCGCTGCCATCCATCACCAGCAAACATCCGTTCTCTGAGGCAATACGTTTCGCTTCGTGCGGATTTATGGTCGGATGCAGCAACACGTTCATACCGTCTGTCCTTTCATTGCTGTTGTGATGGCGATGTTGCGGATGCACATTCGCCACATCGGGTCTTCCATGGCCTGCTCGAAACTGATATGCAGGCGGGTCGCCACGCGCTCATGTGCGGCGCGCAGCAAGCGCTCGGGTATATCTGTTACTCCGAGCGCGAGGGAACGTTGACGCCGGCTGCAGCCGCGTCGCATTCCTTGGATTCCTTGTTGAAAAGCCGCTCCTCGAGTTCAGTGCGGAAAATCCGGTTGAAGATGCGGCCGACACTCAGGTATTCGCCCGGAGCAAGGTTGTCGGAGACCTGCACGATGCCGCGCTTGGCAATGGATTGGGGAATGGGAACGCTCATTGCTCGACACCAGCCATTTCCCGAAGGCGATGCACCGTCTCGAGGATGGCGGCAACCCATTGATGAGCTTCGGCTTCAATTGCCTGGAATTCTTTATGGGTCAGGTCGCTGTCTTGACGCAACGATTTATCGATACAGGAGTAAAAATCGCCGGATTCGGCTTCAATGCGCGTCAGGTGAAGCAGCAATGCGTCGGTGGAAAAATCGGAGAGGTCCGGCAGCCTGTAAAACACGCCGCCAGCGGTATGGCATAGGGATTGGATAATGCGGACATCGCCTGAAAGAATGGTGGCTAAAACCACATCCTTAAGCGTGGGCTTGTTGTGATTGTTATCGTTTTCGCTGGTGTTGGCTTTGTTATACAGGGTGCCGGGAGGCATACCCATCAACCTGGCCAATGCAGGTACCCCGCCCCCATCCTGTTCGCCACCGTTGTAGTCGTGGACTACGCGATGGAATGCTTCATAAACGTCAGACGGCGTGCGTGACCGCATATATGTGACCCCTGTAGAAAAATTAACCTACTGTGATTAGGGGTGCGGCCAGATACTTGGCTTGCGAGCGAGTATCACCGCACCGGCTCGCCTCATGCGTCAACATGGGGCGAGCTTATTTATGCTGCTTGTTGATCCACGTATCTCTCTGGATAGAGGATTTCTTGTTCGGTAATGCCTTCACCAAAAAACTTTGATATCCGAGCAGCCATGTCGGGCGAGACACCTTGATCACCGCGCTCAACTCGAGACACGGTAGAGGCGGAGCATTTAACACCGTCGGCAACCTCGTAAATGCTCAGCTCGCGCTTGATTCTGATTCTCTTAAGTGGGGTTTCCATGTTCCGTATCTCGCAACATTTTTTGTAATGTTGCGCCACGCTCAACATCATGTCAACAAAAAGTTGCGTAATTCGTGTTGCGCGCGGCGCAACTAGAATAGAAAATCCGGGCATGAAAATCGGCTCAGTAATTGAGCAGCTCCGGATCGATCGCGGATGGTCTCAAGATGAATTGGCAGACCGGACAGGGACAACAAAATCAAACCTATCCCGTATAGAAAAAAACAATCAGTGGCCGCGCCCGGAACTACTCGACGCAATTTCCCAGGCTTTTGGGGTGAAGGTCTATCAACTTTTTGCTATAGCAGAATCTGTTAAATTACCCGTGGATCCAGTGCAGTTGAACCGCGACGAAATCCAGTTGCTGTCCACCTACAAAGCCATGGAGCCAGATCAGCAAAAGGCTTACCTCGACATGGGCAAGGCTGTGACCAAGCCTAAAAAGAAAGGGCCGCGGAAGTGAAATATGATGAGCACGAAACCGATGCCCGAAAATTGCATGAGAGTTACATCACGGAACGCTGGAGCCAACTCAGCCAGATCGAGATGGACTGGACAACGGATGCCATCAAGTACCTGTTCTTAATCAATGCTGGTGCGTCAGCTGCCATTCTTACCTTTATTGGCGCGGTCGAAGGTGTGCGGGGAATGTACTGGCCTTGGTTGATGCTGCTTTGCTTCACGCTAGGCATCATCTGCGTAGGTTTTATCCATGTGATACGCGTGAGGCGTGTGGATTATCTTTATTCCAACTGGCGGTCAGACGTCAGGGATTATTATGATCTCAAGATTTGCTGGGACAAGCTGGTCAACGATGATGATACGAGAGCATACAAATTCGATTTGGCATACATCTGCGGTTACAGCGGATTTGCTCTATTTATCTTGGGAGTAATTGTTGGAGCAGTAAACTTCCAATCGCTTAACAAAGGGGATGAAAATGGGCAACGAAATCAAAAGACCGAACAAGCCGTTACCAGGCAAACAACCGACACGACCGTCAAGACCGGAACCGTCACGGCCCGGGAGGATAAACGAACGGCCGTCAAGCAAGAGCGATGGACCGACAGTCGGGTCAGCAATCCCCCCACCGCCACCGATCACCAAGAAATAGCGCCGGCACAGCCCAAGGAAAAACAATAATGAACTTCTTCCTAATCTTAATTATTGTCCTGTCGGTATTGTTTGGTGCCGGAAGTACGATTTTTGGATCGAGCGTCATTCATGAAATCTACGGCATCATTTGCTTCCTGATCGCCGTTGTCGCTCTGATCGGAAACACCATCGTAAACCAGCTGGCAGATATCAAAAAATTGTTAGGAGCGAAAGAAGCTCCGAGCACAAGAAAAATTTTAGCCGAAGAACCATCCAAAGCCGGCATTAACGGCTAGGGCACATGTGCTCCCACTATGAACCCTTGATCGATATAAATCGGCTGCTGAATTATTTCGCGGTCAGTGAATTGCCCCCAGCCATGCCGCCCGAGTTATGGCCTGGGTACATGGGCCCTTTCATTCGCAAGCATGAGCATGCAGATGTCGGTGACGAGGCGGTACCGTTTCGCGAGCTGATGACAGGATCTTTCGGCCTGATCCCACATTGGGCGAAAGATACGAAGATTGCGCGCCAGACGTATAACGCGCGTTCGGAAACCGCCCACGAAAAACCTAGCTTTCGGGACTCATGGCGCCTTGGCCGGCATTGCATCATTCCGGCCGCTGCTATCTATGAGCCTGATTGGCGAAGCGGCAAGGCCATCCCGACCAGGATCGTCCGGGCGGACGGAAAACCGATGGGCATTGCTGGTCTATGGACAGGCTGGAAGCAGCCCAATGGGGAGATATTACGCAGCTTCACGATGCTGACAGTGAACGCCGACGATCACCCTTTCATGCGCAACTATCACAAACCCCAGGACGAAAAACGCATGGTCGTTATCCTGCAGGATGACGAATACGATGTATGGTTGTCGGCGCCGCCGGAAGAAAGTCGCTTCTACCTTCGCCAGTTCCCCGCTGATGCCATGGCAGTAGCCTAGCTCGCATGTTCAGCGATCAACTGATCTAGCGCACCTCTCGCCTCGTGCGTGTGAAAACATAGGTCATCGACGATGGTCATCATCTTGCGCGATGGCGGATTACCTTTCCCTGCCAGATAGAGCCGCATCAGCGCGTCGACCTCCTCCTGTGCGGATTCCTGCGCAGCCTTGGCCGCTTTCCAATCGCTTTCGAGTTGCTGCCATAACGTTTCGTCGCTCATGTAAATCCTCCTGAGCGTGAGAGTTGAATCAGGGCGGCCGGTTCCCGGTCATTGCTCGCTAACGCTGTACGTTCGTACAATGGCGGCATGAATCGCGCCATCGCTCTCATCGACGTCAATAATTTCTATGCCAGTTGCGAAAGGGTCTTTAATCCCAAGCTCAACGGACAGCCTGTGGTCGTCCTATCCAATAACGACGGCTGCGCCATCGCGCGCAGCGCCGAGGCGAAGGCGCTGGGAATCAAGATGGGGGAGCCCTGGTTTAAGCTGAAGGACATTGCCAGGCAGCACGGCATTATTGCCATGTCATCGAACTATGCGCTCTATGCGGACATGAGTAATCGGGTCATGGCCATCCTCTCGAAGTTCAGTCCGGATCAAGAGGTGTACTCAATCGATGAGTCATTCCTGGACCTCACTGGCATGCCCGGGCGGCATCTGGATATTGCGCAGGAAATGCGCGGCCGTATACGGCAGGAAACCGGCCTACCCGTCTGCGTCGGAATCGGCCCGTCGAAAACTCTGGCCAAGCTGGCCAACCATGCCGCGAAGAAAGGCTATGCACCGGATGGGGTGTGCGACTTCAATGGCTTCAATGAACGAGATCTCGAGACCCTGCTTGCCGGAATTGAAATCGGCGAAGTATGGGGCATCGGCCGCCGCCTTGTGCCGCGGTTGAATGGTCTCGGAATCAAGTCGGTGCTGGACCTGAAACGCGCCGATCCGGAGCACATGCGCCAGCAGTTCAGCGTCGTGATGGAAAAGACCGTCCGCGAGCTGCGCGGCCAAGCGTGCATCGAGCTGAAAGAAGTCGCGCCGCCAAAGAAACAGATTATCAGCTCGCGCTCGTTTGGCTTCCCCGTTACAGACCTGGACAGCCTGAGTGAAGCCGTCAGCCTGTACGTGTCGCGCGCCGCAGAGAAACTGCGCCGGCAGGAGAGTTACGCCGCCCTGCTCCATGTCTTCATCCATACCAGCCCTTTCGGTGATGGGCCGAAATACAGCGGCTCGCTGAGCGTGAAGCTGCCGGCACCGACCGACGACTCGCTGCAGCTCGTCCGCGTGGCCATGTGGATCCTGCGACAGATATATCGGCCAGGCTTCCGCTACCAGAAGGCCGGGGTCATGCTGAGCGAGATCACGCCGGCGGGCGGCCAGCAAACGGATATGTTCGGGTTTCGTCCGGCAGACGATCGATCAGCGCGCCGAATGGTGGCGATGGATGCGATTAATGGGCGATGGGGAAAGCAGACAATACGTGCCGCTTCACAGGGCTATAAGGCGCCTTGGGCAATGCGTCAGGGCAATCTTAGTCCTAGTTATACGACGCGATGGGATGAAGTGCTTCTGGTTGATTGATAAAATCATACCCAGGAATGCACAGAAGCTTCTTCTGTAGCGTTGCCCGCCACATGGTTCAAGGAATGCGAGTTCAATCGATTGAATCCCGACGTCAGCCCGAAGGTATGCAGAAGCTGGCAAGCATCACCCGGTGCATTCCTGACCGTCCACATGGGATGGATCCCCGATACCTGGCTGACGCTGACGTTGCCGCCGGATGACGACGAGGTATTCACGTCCCAGCCGTCGATGGGAGCTCCTTCGACAGTGACTGCCTCGATATATCCGTCAGCATAATATTTCTCCTGGTGCTGCTCGAAAGTGGCGGTTTCTTCGGCTACTACGACCCCGCCGACCAGCAGCTTGCTCAAGGTGGAATTGGACGTAATCGACACGAACTGCGCGTCATACTTGAACGGCGTATCCACCACGACGTTCCAGCTACCGCAAGGCGCCGCTTCTTCCTCGTGGCTCTGGCCTTCGATGACGCGCTCCACGGTCTCGGTCGTCGCATCGTTACGGTTCACCGTCAAGCGCACGCTCTTGCCGATGCCGTCCTGGTACACGGCACCCAGCAGCTCGTTGATATTCTGCGTGAAGGTCGAGTTTCCGAGGTAGCGGAATCCGACATTCAGGACCAGTGTTTCATAGGCTGCGCTTTCAGGCTCGGTCAGCGGTACCAGCAAGGGCGTGCGCACCGTCTGGTGCAGCGGCACTTCGATGTCTTCGGCACCCCCGTTGTTGCAGGTATAGCTGCCGATGACTGTGGTGTCTTGCTGGTAGGTGTATTTCCTGATTCTGTCTAACGTGGATCCAGAGGTATTGCTTGTGGGCACGTTGTCGATCACATTCTCGACCAGGGTGACTTCGCCAGTCTCGGTGTTGTAGCTCAATACGTATTCGAGCACGGCCTGGTTGCTGCCGGTGAGCGCACTGGTCTTCATCAGCATGACCTTGTCGCCGGCACCGTCGCAGACATCGGCGAGGCGCAACGTCAGGTTGGTGAGCGTTACGCTATATATCTCAGCGCCGTTCACCACGCCGATCTTGTAAGTCCGATCCGGCCCCGGATAACTCACGCCCGGACCGACCATGCGCATTTGGAATTTCTTCCCGAAGACCGGCATGTAGAACCATTCGCCGAGCACTTCTTCCGCGCTGCTGCCGCTGGACAAATTGTTCTGATGGTAAGGGTCGGTCGAGCCGTACTGATACAGCACATAGTTGCGCCACTCGCGGCCAGCCTCGGTTTCCTCGGGAGTGGTACTGACTGCCGGCGCATCGGGCGCCTTGAGCTTGACCGGGGTATAGCTGGGGCTCAGTGAGTACGGCCACGGCATGGTGGACCCATTGGGGAGATGCACCTGGCCGGCCAGTATCTTGCCGTGAAACGGGTTGCCGATCCTGCTCGGCACTTGCCAGGGCAACAGGTCAGCCATTGATGTATTGCAGGTCGACCAGGCGTTGATTGGCATCGCGCATGGTGACGGTCACGCGTTGCGGCACCTGTAGCACGATGAAACCGTCCGTGCTGATAATGTCCACCATTTCAACCGAACTGGTGCGCTTGGTCTCGACAAGAGGACTCGCGATGCCGGCACTGTTGCCGCCCCCGCCAGCCGGCGCCTGGGGCTTGGCGAAACCGACCGAGGCCGGGATCGGAGTCTTGGCTTGCGCAGCCGGCAGCGGGTTCCTGACCCGCGGGGGCTTCACCAGCTGGTTGACGGCGGTTTTCAGGGACTCGGTCACGCCGGCGCATCCTCCACGTCCAGGATGGTCAGGGTTACTGCGTTGAGAAACTCAGCAACCGTGCCGCTGGTGTCGGTGTACTGCATCCAGAATTCAACTGCACCGTCCACCCCGGATTCAATAGTAGTTCCCAAATTCAGAGGCGCACCAGGCGTAGCAGCTGCAAGCCCGACTTCGGTCAACGCGAACCTGAAATTTTCCAGTTCAACGATATCGCCTGTATTGTTGTCCACCAAGGCGACCTGCAGTTGATTGGTTCCCGGCAAGGTCTTGCGGCGATGAATAATGCCTTCCTCCGGAGAACCAGCTTTCAGTCGTTGATTTGTCGACTCATTGATAATGCCATTAAACGTTGAGAACAACGTGGTCAATGGGTCGTCAATGTAGATACCAAGGTTGGTCATGATTGCTCCTATGCAGTGATGGTGAGTTCGTCCTCGACAATGGCGAGGGTGTAGGTGCTCTTGATTTCCGGCGCGATCGCATCGCGCGCGGCCGCCTCGACTTCCGGCAGAACCACGCGGAAGCCGGTCTGTGCATACGCCTTATCCGGACGGTAAAGCGGATTGGCGGTCGAGCCGCTGTAAGGATCGTTCACCAGCTGCTGCTCAGTCTTCTGCGTTTCCGGATTGATGCGCGGCTCACTGCTGCCCGGATCATCGATGTTGTAGCTGCTTGGCACGTTGACGATCCAGCCGGTCCAGTTCTCGTCGAACTCGGGCGAGTCGGCCAGCCCGCCGATGTGCAGGCTCATCTGGCCGCTCAGCGCGGCGCGCACGGCGTTGCTGACTTCCGGCACGGCCGGTGCTGCCGGCGGTTCGCTCGGGGTGTCCGCCGGCGGATCGATGCCGACGGCGCCGTGGCGGGTGATGGCTATTTCGAACTCCGTCGTGAAACGTGCATTCTTCATATCCCAGCTATGCTCGAACACGACGACCTTGCCCTCGCCGGCCTCATCGCCAGTGTCAATGCGCAATCGGCGACTGGTGTCCAGTTCAGGGGTCAACCAAGTACGCGCGCCTCCGCGCGCGCCGCGGTGCGATCCGTCAACCCGCACCTTGAGGGTGTCCACGAAGGTCTCCAGGGCGACATCTCGATCGGCCGTCGTCACGTCCGGTGCGTAGTCCATCACCTCGATGCGTCCGCCGGCGTTGAGGGTCGGCTCGGCAGCCGGATTGTTCTCCCATTCGCCGGCATCCCACTCGCTGGCCAGGCTCGCACGGTCCTCGCGCTTGTGCTCGCCGTTGGCCGCGATGCTCTCGGGCGCGGTGACGGTCAGGGTGTAGGTCTCGGTAACGGTTTGCGACCAGCGGTTCCAGAGGGTGCAGCTGAATTCGAGACAGGTTGTGTCCAGCTCGGTCTGGTACCAGATTCCGCCGCCGGGAATGTCCACCTGCTCAGGATATGGCACGTAATTGATATCGCGCTTGACCGGTTCGCCGTTGGTCGCGCCGAAGCGCGTGGTGCCGGTATTGGTCTGCGATACACCCAGCCCGCCGCCATAATAGAAATTCCAGCCGGTGTTCTCCAGCGCCGCTTCGACCGTCGAACGTGCGAGCAGCGGCAGGCCGTACTGGATGGTCTTGTCCAAGTCGCCGCGGAACGTGACGCTGGCAGTGCGTCGATGCAGGCGCGAGAAGCGGTACTCGAAGGTGCCGACCACCTTGTTGATGATGCCGGTGCGGGATGGCGGTGTGAACCATATGCTGTCCTGCTCGGTATTGGCCAGTGTGTAGGTGCGCCAGATCTCGGTGGTGTGCCAAGGTGTGACGCGCAGCGCGCCGTAGGCATCGGCATCGAGCGAGCCGGCAACGGTTTCCATCACAGCCTGCGCGTAGTCCCAGTTATTTGCCTGCTCGCCTTGCACGGCCAGATGAAAGCGGCCGCCGCTTATGGCATTGATCGTCGCTCGTGGCAACGCTGCAAGGCGATTCTGCAGATCGTCGGTGCAGGTTAGCGACAGCGTTCCAGTGGTGAGACTGTAGACCGGCTTATCGACCTTGCCGGTAAAAAGACGCCGCGATGACCAGCTCCCGCCAACCCGTACCATAAAGTCGATGATGACCGGAAAACCTGACAGCGCTTCCAGATCGAGAGGGCCGATCTCGGGCTTCATCACCAGACTTGCGATACGCGCACCACCTTCCTCGCCACGGACCGAGCCCTGGCCGGTCGTGCGGTTGCTGATGTCCACGCCGCCAACGATCGTGCGTACGCGCGACACTTGGCTAACTGCGGCAGGATCATTGATTGCCACGGTAAGCGGCTGGAACAAGTCGCCGCTGCCAATCAGGCGCACGGTCAAAGATTGTTCTATGTCGCCGTGAGGGGCCGAAATCTCAACGGCTAGCATCTGCTCGACATCGCCGAAGCTGGTCAGACGCACGGTCAACGGCCGCACCACGCGATCGGCGTAAAACGCCCAGGGCGTCATCAGTTCGACATCGAGCACCTGGGCGACATTGCCGAAGGGGTAACCGATATCGATGGTGAGCGTCTGGTTGAGATTACCGAAAGCCGTCAGGCGGACGGTCAGCGCTTGGGCGACGTCCCCGAAGGGATTCTCGGTGCCCGTGTCGGACCAGTCGAACGGTATCGCATCGCCAGCCGGCGGCGTGTATGGCACATCGTCCGTCCAGTTGAACGGAAGCGCGTCACCAGATGGAGGAACGTATGGCATTAGGCGAGCAGCGGCGTGATGTGGGAATAAACCTTGGCGTTGTAATCCAGCCCGGCATCGTCGTCGAAGCCGACGATGTAGCACAGCGCGGAGGTACAAACGCCGATTTCGAGGTAACCATCGACATCGCTCATGGCGGCGCCGACCATGCGGCCGGTTGCCTGCTCATGCACTACGAACTGCCGCTCGGCGGGCGCGCCGGCGTCGTCCAGCACCAGATCGGCGGCGGTGCCGTTCCAGTTGGCCAGCAGGTAGCGGAAGAAGTCGTAGGTGTAAACGCCACCCTGCGAGGTGGTCGGGCGCGCCCAGGCTTCGGAACCGATCACGATGCGCGTTCCGTCTGCAGTCATGGCGACGCCCCGCCCGAAGTTGTAGCTGGAGCCAGGATCGTGCGCCTGCAGCGTGCCCGGACCAAAGCTCGCCCACGCGGCGCCGTTCCACTTGTAGAAGTAAACGCCGCCCTGGTCCGATGTTCCGCCTTCCCATGTAGGTGCGCCGATAAGCAGCATTGCGCCATCGGCACTCATGGCCAGCGACGAGCCGAAATAATCAAAGCTCGCCGCATCGCCCGCGCTGATAACGGAACCGCGCTGTACATACAGGCTGCTGCCGCTGTTCCAGTCAAAGATGTAAACGCCGCCCTGGTCGGAAGTGCCACCTTCCCACTGACGGGAGCCGACAGCCAATACGGTCGCATCCGTGTTCATCGCGATGGCGTAGCCGAACCAGTCATCGTTCGTTGCGTCGCCGGCGACGAGCACGCTGCCGCGTTGCACCCAGCTGCTGCTGCCGCTGATCCAGTCGAAGATGTACACGCCGCCCTGATTGGTGCTGCCGCCTTCCCACAGGGCAGCGCCAACGGCCAGCACCAGGCCGTCCTGGCTCAGGGCAACGGAGATGCCGAAGTTATCGGCGGCCGCGACATCCGTGGCAATCACGGTACCGCGCTGCGTCCAGGCCGAACCGTTCCAATCGAGGATGTACACCGTTCCGCCGGTGCCGGCGACGGGTGAGCCCACTGCTAGGATTGAACCGTCCTCATTCAGGGCGACCGAGGAGCCGAATTGACCAGACCCTACCACTGGCGATGCCACCATAACCGACCCGCGTTCCTCCCAGCGGCTGTCGATCCAGTCATAGATATAGACGCCGCCCTGATTGGTCGAAGTGCCTTCCCACTGGCGTGCACCGACGGCCATCACCAGGCCGTCACCGCTCAGGGCCACTGCACTGCCGAAGGTGTCACTGGCAGCCGCATCGAGTGCCGTCAGGATGCGTGCAGCGCGTCGAATGTCGTTGGTGTAAGTCGTTTCCATTACAACTCCTCTCCCTCGATCGAAAAGGCGTATTCATTACTGCGGCTGGAGTAGCCTGGCTTCACACCGCCTGGGCAGAAAAATGTCATGATCGGCAGCCACTCGACCTTGTACTGCGTCGCGCCTGTCACTACCGTGAGGGTGGCGACATTGCCGGCCAGGCTCACTTCGGTTTGCACTTGGAGATTGCCGAGCATCGCATAGCCAAGTACTGGCTCATCGGTGCGATAAACGCCTGGTATCGTTATGACGTTGCTTGCCTTGATGATGGACTTCGGCTTGATGCAGGCGATTTCGAGGCCGGCAGGATCCTTCCAGTTGAGCCCATCGAGGCCGGCCGACGACCAGCCCGAGCAGCTGATGGAGGTAGAGCACTTCTCCCATTCGGCCGCCTGGATGATCCCGTCCCCGTTTCCCATCCGCAGTAGCGAGGCGGCGCCGATCGGCTTATAGTCCTGATCGATGGTGTGACACGCCATGCGCGGCACGCGAATGCCAGCAATGATCAGATCGGGGAAACTCACCCTTTAAGTCCTCCATGCATTAGTGCAGCCCGCTCGACGTCGTTGCGCAGCGATGTCGTAGTTTTGCGATCGGCACGGACCGGATAAGTCCCGAGGCCGGGAATCGTGAGATTGATGGTATCCCCTGCATAATTTGCCAGTGGTCCAAGTGCTGGCATTTGCAATCGATCGATCACCGAGCGATGAGCTCTGGATGCTCCCCCTGCCCCTCCCACATCAAACCGTTGCAGCAACCCCATCCGGGCAAGCTGGCGGAGTCGATACATCTGCTCATGACCACCCACAGCATCGACTTCGGCGCTCGTCCATACATGCTCATTCGGATCTAGAAGTGCATATACAGAATCCACTCCCTTGGGTCCTGAACCAGGGGGCTTGCCTCCGCCCGCCAATGCAGGAATTACTTCTGTGGCACCAGAAGCTGGAGCAACAACAGACGATGATTCGAGCGCTTTCTTTTTGCGGAGTAGATCATCGAGCTTTGCATTCACATTGGCGAAAGCGGCTTCGTCCGCCTCGATCGCTACAGTGTTTTTGCGCTCCGCAAGTTCCTTCAACTTGGAATCGATACTGTCCAGATCCCCTTGCAGACTCTCCAAGCGAGCATCGTTTTCGGCGATGATTTTTCCTAGCTCCTCACGGCGTACACTTTCAACCTTGGAGCGCCGCTGCTCCGCTTCCGCTCTTTTTTCGTCGTTCTGCGCCAGTCGTTCAGCGATTTCCTCCAATGCGCTGCGTGCACGGGACTCATCGTTGATTTGGTCTGCAAATTGGCTGGCGCGTTGTATCTGCTCATCAGAAAGATCGAGCAATCGCTCGGCACCTTCGACGTTACCCTTATTAAGCTCCTCGATCGCCCTGGCGCGTGCCTGTGAGGCCTCGTATAGCCTGTCAGCGATAGCGCTTGATCGTTTGGCGTCCGCTTCATCCTTTGCCTTGAGACGTACTATCTCGGCGTCCTCGGGTGTAAGGCCAGTGGTATCGGGACGTTCGATTGCGTCGATATTGCGATCTAATATCTTGTCCTTGGCCGATTTTCTCACTCGGGTGGCACGATCAAGAAATCCTTGAGCCCTGCTCTCTGCGTCTTCCGCTGCTCGGCCGGCATCATCAAATGCATTGAGCATGGCAAGCCGAAGGCTTTTGTAGCCTTGTATCTGGTCACGCAGCCCGTCACGTTGCTCTGTCAGGTTTTTAGTGCTCGCTTTGTCTCGCTCGATGTTCAAGCGTTTTTCAATTGCTGCCCTATTTTCGAGGAGATTATTTATCTCCTGCTCCAGCTTGCCCTTTTCCGCCAAGCGTTTTTCATCGGCGTCGGCACCCTTTTGCGCTTCTTTTTGCGCCGTCTGGATGTCGGGTAGGAGGAACGGGAATACAGGTCCAGTCGAAGCCTTCAAACTGTAAAGTAAGCGATCAAGCCAATCCCCGTTCTCAGCCAGGTCCTTGAGTTCCTTGAGCTCATTGGTGATTCCATTCAGCGCACCACCGACAATGATTTCAGAGCCTTTTGTTTTACCCAGTGTCTCGGTCAATTCATCCCAGGCCTTGGTGGCATCGCTAGTCGCCTTGGTCATACCATTGTCTATTCGGTCAGCCGTTCCACCGACCTGGCGCTCCAATTCGTCCAGTATCAGCCCCATGGCCTTGGCACGCTCTCCGGACTCGACCATCTGTTTGATCACTTCTTTTTGGGCATCCGAGAATGTGATACCTGCACGTGTCAGCGCGGTAATGCCGGACTCTGGTTCCTGTAGCGCCTTGCCGATCTGAAGAGCCGCACTCTTGAGGTCGCCCTGCATCAGCTCAGCCAGATCGGCGGATAGCGTGATCGCGCGCTCGAAGCTGGTTTCCGAAACATTTCGGAAAGTCTGCAGCACGGCAATCGCGTTCAGCAGCTCCTCATCATCGAAGCGGGAGGCGGCGGCGAGACGGTCAGCCATCGCTTCCAGCTCCGCCTTGGTTAGTCCGGCAGCGTGCCCCGTTGCTTTCAGCACAGACTCGATACGTGCCCCGGCCTGCTCCGCCTCTTGAGCTGCATTGATGCTGGCCCGCCCGACCTCATAGATGGCTGTCGCCACTGCCGCAGCCGTCAGCGCGCCACCCAGCCTACCGATGCCCAGCTCGGCCTCCAGGGCGGCATCCTTCGTCGCTTGGAATTCACTTTGTAATAGACGGTAACCGTTGGCTGCCTGCTGCTGCGTGATTAGGTTGGCCTTCATACCCCGCTCGAGCAATGCCTGGCCTTCAGTGAAACGAGCTTGTGCGGCATAGGCAGGATCCAGCCGCTTCAAAAGATTGTCAAACTCGCCGACCATCTTCTTTTCCTGATCAGCTGTTAGCTTTGTCGCCTGGCCAAGCTTATTGACGTTGTCGGTAGCACCCTTGATCACTGGGCCCGTATTTCGGTCCAGTGCCTCAAGAATGATGCGGATGATGCTGGTGTTATCGCTCACGATTGGCGTCTTCTAGTTCTTTAATCGCAGCCAGGTAGAAAGACCACGGATAATCCGCGACGCCAATGTGTCCGAGACGGATGAGGCGGCAGGCGTTTTGGTTAAGCCAAAATACTCGATTGCCATTTTTAACGGACCCAGAATCTGAGCCCTCAGGGCGAAAAAACGCTGATTCACCTCAAGACAGCCCTGGTACACCTTTTCCATTTCGCTCGGCGGAAACTCGCCCAAATTGGCGGGGGTGAGATCAGTCATTCGCAGCAGGTCGGTAGGATTGAAATCCTCCATCAGCATCATGTCCGCAGCGGTAATGCCGCCGTTTTTGATGCCCGCCTCCAACTCGCGCTCCCACAACTGGATTTCGTTCCAGGTAAGCTCGCGACATGTAACATTCATGCCCTCGAGTTCAACGATTTTGGTAAGTCCTCGCATGTTTTCCCCTAAAGCTATAAATTCAATTCCAAGTGTCCCGCTTCATGTCATCCCCAGCGTTGATTCTGGCTGCGGAACAACCTGATCCCACGCGATACGTTCGGGGCCGCCACCGTATACCGGATAGTTACCGCGGCCGAGACGAGTTTTAGTCCACCAGTCAGCGTTGGCACTTACGCCACCTTCAGCGCTATGCGCGCAGTCGGAGTACGTGGCGGCGACACAAGCAGATAACTGTCGCTGCCTACGGTGAGGGTGTCGTTGTCAGCACCGATTCCGTACTGCGCCAAGTAAACGGAATCGTTCTTTGCGGAAAGGTCTCCGCCGAGTAATACGCCCGCAACAACAGAGTTGGCTTGCTGACGCATATGCAGCGGGTACAGGTATTTCGCAGCATTCTTGGAAGCGTCGGCCCCTTGCACCTCAACTCCGGGAGGTGTACTAGAGGTTGGTGGGACGATGTTGCAGGCAGTGGCTTGGGCAGAGTTGTTCGTAGTTCCACCTAAAACGCCAGTCATATCGGCGTTCATTACAGCCCCACCAGATGCCGTATCCGCAAGCGTGGTCGTGATAAGCGCACGCGGGATAGCGATATTATCCAGGGTGATATTCACAGCCGAATTGGAATAATTCCCCGACTGCATCCATGACGGGTAGCCATTCGCCACCGTGTTCCAGGGATCGTCCCGGGTGTATTCAGAAAAGAAAGTCCACGGTCCCGGTACGTTGGCGCTGGTGTACACCTGAATATAGATGTGCTTGGACGACGCGGAGATGATCAGCTTGCCCCCTGCATAGGTCGCAGAGGTAAGGTCGATGGACTGCCAGGAGGAAATCACCGGCGTCGTCTTCATCGGGAACGTGCCAGCGTGCGTTCCGGAATTCCACGTCTCCCAACCATTGAACGTCAGCTGAGTGGTGTTGAGCGCACTGATGTAGACGTTCTTGTACTTGGTACCGTCGTCCGACCAGGGCGCGTGTATCACCGCCGGCGTCACACCGTTCGCAGCTGCTGCAGCAGCGTTATCGTGCATCGTCCAGCCAGGGGCGACCGTGCTGACGATCGAGCTGGACCCGGCATTGAAAGAAGCGCTCAAACCGGCGGGCGTTGTAATGGAGCCTGTAAGAACGCCGATGATGTCCGCGAATACCTGGGCTAGGTTAATGGTGCCGGAGAAGGTCAACTGTGCGAGCATGCTTAGCCTCTTGTTCTGTAAACAATGACGGCCGTCAGATATTGGCCGTCCGATCCCGTGGTGACATCCACTGTCAGATAATCAGCGCTCGTCAGCGCGATCGCCAGGCCGCTGATCACACTGGACTTGTAGGCGCCGGCCGCCGCAGTGGGAAACGTGCCGCTGAATATGCTCACCCCATTCTTCTTCACATCGATCACCGTGTTGCTGTTGACGGCTGCGTGGCCAAGGGAGAAGTAGACCGAGGTGATCGTGATGTTGCGGTCGGGATACCACCGGGCAGATCCGGTAATGAGAGAGGCGTCCGACAGACTGAACAGCCGTTGCTCCTCTGCTCCCAGCGGATACCAGTTGGTGCCGTCAGACAGATAAGCCTTGCCACCCACGAGCACGATGCTGTTCTCGTAAGCGCCCCCTGCTGCGGGCAATGCCGGCAGCGTCAGGATCTTCCGCGGGTAAAGCTCCTGGACCATTACGCCATCACCACCACGTTGAACTGGTTGAGCGTGGGCGCCTCGGCGAACAGCAGATCCACCGAGTTCACGTTATTGCGGCGCTTCTCGACCTCCACTTCGTCGTAGTTGCCGCTGTTGCGGAAGACTTGCACCAGGACGTTACGGCTGTTGAAGTTGTGAGTGAGGGTGAAGCTGGTCGCACTGCCGTCGCCTATCGTCGCCGTACCCTTGCGCATGCGGCCGGACCAGTTGGCCAACTTCTCGGGCGTGATGGCCTTGCCGTCGTCGGTACCCGCATCGGTTTCTGTCTGGTCAGCGATCTCGATGATGCCGGGGGTCGATTCCGATGCGGGCGGGGCGCTGGTACCGAAAGGTGTAAATGTGATCGGGTCGGTACCCAGGGTGAGGTTGACCGCGGTTTGACGGAAGGTTGCGCCTGCCGAGGTGCCTTCCTCGATCGTGGTGGTAGCCTGTTCGAGTTCGGCGGCAGTGCTCGCGTCGGCCGCACGAGTCATCGCCACCGCAGCGCCGTTCCAAATATAGATCCCGTTTTCCTCGTCGGCAGTCTGTTGCCGTACCAGCACGCGATCACCGGCCGCCAGCGCTATGCCGTCGATGGCTGCGCCAGGAGAGGCCAGATTCACATTCGCCTGAGTGGACACCCGGCAGCTGTCCTTCCAGGCAATACCTTCCACGGCACTATTGAGGTCGACCAGCCGCACGGCATCGTTCGGATCTACCGGCGCCTTCAGGTTTTTGATGCCGGCGACGTTGTTAAAGTCGAGGTCAATCAACACTTGCTTCATGTTCGTCTCCTGTCAGATGCAGCGGGCGCTGCCGGCCACCAGAGTGGCAAAGTAGGCTCGCGCCTGGTTGTTGCTGATATGCACTACCTCGCCCTCGATCTCGGCGCCGCCAGTGCTGTAAAGCGTTACGCTCGGCCGATAGCCGAGGTTGTGATTAATGGTCCATTGGTCAGAGGGGGTGGACTGGTTGAAGCCAAAGGCCTGTGCCACACCGTCGCGGCCACGTTGAGCGATGTTGACCACAGTCAGCGCCCTGCCGAGAGGGTGAAGTTTCAATGCTGGTCCAGCCGGGGGACGGATGACAGTCAGAGTCTTGCGCGGCTGGATTACAGTTAAGCTCATTCGGTCACATCGGATTCGATGACGATGGCAAAAGTCTCACTGGAAGCGACTGAGCCATCGAGGGTGTACTGGATATCGGCGATCAGCTTTTCAGTTGGCCACGTGGCGATATCTCCGGCAGCACCCGTGAGCCGGCCCTGACCTGCGAAATTCACCTGGTCAGGATCCTTGATGATGACAAGCTCCCCGACCAACTCGCGCCCGACGGCCTTTCTTACCTGGCACTCGATTTGATGTTCGGTCAGGTCCACCGGCTGGCCATCCACCGAGTAGGTGAACGGCCAGTCGATGGTATCGCCGCGCTTGTGCCGGATTTCTTCCATGCTGCCCCGACTTAGTTGGGACGCCAGACGCGGTAATACTGCGATTTGCCGACACCCGTCACCGTCTCATCGCGATACACCTTGGCGCTCATCGTCAACGGGCTGTGCTCGTTGGCGATGAGGTTGAAGTTCTGGTACGGGCCGAAACGCACCTTGTACCACTCCCACATTTCGTACTCACCGGAGTACTCGTTATAGCCCTCGAGCATGGCAGAGTAATAGCTGCCGGAATTGACCAAGGCCTCGAGCACGTATTGGGCGATGCGGGTGTAGCTGATCTCGATGTCGCTATTAGCCGCAATGGTTGAGCCTTCCGGAATGATGAGGCCGGTAGGCGCCACAACATAATCGGTGCCTGCCACGTATGGATCAGTTCCGTCGGTCACAGTAACGGTGGCTGAAGTGTCAATCAGGAAGTTGGTCCGAACACGACGGCCGGGAGTGGCCTTGTGCGCTTCTTCAGTGACCGCAAGACTGGTGGTGATCACCGTCGCTTCTGCGCGATGCGCAATGAGCTCGTTGTCCTTCAGCAGCGAAGTTAGAACCACAGCTAGCGTCACGTCCTGGATGCGCTCCAGTCCTTCATCGTTGCCACCAGATGCATCCCTCATATTTGGGATGTTCACTTCCTGCGTTGCAAAGCTCGGCACCAGGCTGGTGCAGTTGCCCGTATCGCGGTAAGCCAGCAGTGACTTATCCGCATCCCAGGCTGCGAGAGACAAAATGCCCTTGCCTAAAAAGCCTTTCATGATTTACCTCCGTAAGTTAATTGCATTTCATGGTCCAGTACATTTCCAGCACTACCGCCACCCATCCGTAAGGGTGTTCCATCTGCGTGCTTGATGCGCAGTCGATGGCCTTCATGCGAGGGATATCGGGATACTTCGCCTCGGCTGCGCGCAGCACCTGCGTGATTTCCTCAAGCATTTGCAACTCGCCAGCCTCGATCTCGCTGCCGGTGTACTTTTCTTCGATCTGGAACTGCCCCAGCAGGAACAGCTTCACGCCAGCCGGCGAAGCCCCGAGCTCACCAAATTTCGGCACGCCGTGAAACAACAGGGTGAAAACGCCGAGCCTCAAATCTTCTTCGCGGTGCTCCGAAGCAGGTTTGTAATCGCGTGTCACCACGCGATCAGGCAGTACTTCGATCATCAGATTCTTGAACGCCTCAATCTTGTCGTCGAGCTGGCTCATCTCATCGCCTCAGCTAGTCCACGCTCAACACCAGCAGCAACAAGTTCACGAATGCGGGCAGTCATCTGCTCGGCAGCAGGCTGCATATACGGCTTCGGTTTGATACCCTTGCGGGCAATGCTGCGAGCAATCAGGTACGTCGCGCTTTCCAGCGGCTTTCCAGTTAGGCCGGTCTTCTGCTTCACCCACTCCTGCAGTCCATTGCCAGTACCAGGCTGTTTGCCAGGCTTGCGACCGAGTTCCACCGAAAGAGCGTAGTTCGTTCCCGGGGCAATCAGTCGCTTCAGTCGACCCAAAACCACCATGCGTATGCTGTTGACCAAGGTGCTGAAAGACTTGGGCGCCAACTCACGGGCACGGCGAGTTAATTCCAGCCCTGCACGATCGAGAGCGAGCTCAACATTGCGCTCGACTTGTGCAGGTGCTTTCTTAAGCCCTTCAAGCACTTGCTTGCTGTCGATGCTGATGCGGGTTTCCATCAGATCAACACCCCTTTCGCTACTGCCAGCCCGAGCAATGCCACCAGTCCTATCACGCCAGAGACTACCCAGCCTCGAGCCATGCGCATCGTGGGCATTTCAGCCTCAATCTTGCGCAGGCGCTCTTCGTGATCGTTGATTTCCAAAAAAGCCCTGGTCAGTCCGTTGCGGGTTTCCGCATGGGCGACTTCCAGCCTGACCAGTTCCTTCAGGCTTCCATCGATCGATCTAACCGCATCACGTACCTCATGCACGGTTTTCTCCAAAAAATCGACGCGACTTTCCAGCTGGTCCTTTTCACCGTGAGGGGGTTGCGCCGGCATTTCGTTTTCCCCGTAACAAGTCGATCAGTTTGCGTTGCCGTTCTCTGTCTTCGGCGCAGCTTTCGGCGTTGGTTTTGTGGTTTCCAAGCGCTTCGCGGGGCGTAGCGGGACCGGTTCCGACGGATAGGTCAACAGCTCCTCCGGTATGTCCAGGGAGTCCGTTCGGGAACAAGGCATCGTTGTACAGCCCGACCCAATCAGCGCTAAGCATGCACACATGGGCAACAGCAGGCGGTGAATAAGGGGCCGGGATGCATTCTGAAAGCTGTGGATCTTGTGTGTCATCAAGCTTCTCCTGCCATTTTCTATAGTAATTTCCAGCCTTTCGGCGCCATTCAATGACTTGCTTTGCGTATTCCCGACCAGTTGCCAGGGCGTCCAGGAAATCCTTTTGCGCCTTTTTCTCGGCCTTCAGCTCGATCGCATCGCGCCGGTCCGATTCGCGCGATAACCCTTTGGTGTATCCATGGCCCCAAACCGATCCACAGAGAATCACTACTGCAAGAATCCGGTACGCCAGGGGAATGGATTTCAGGAGCACGTGATACTCCCACCCCAGCTCGCATAGACGGGTTGCCAGCGAAGCAGGATATTGCGTGGGTACCCCCTGTTTTCGCGCCAGTTGGCGACGGATCGTCCGGCGTTCACTTTTTCCACATGCCCAAACCAGCGCGAACGATCGAGTCCGGATTCGGAAGCGAGCTTCTGGTCGCGGTAGACCCATCCAAGGCCGCCGTTATAAGAAGATAGGGTCATACCCATCCGCTGGCAGTTGTCAGAAGCCTTGATCCGATCCCATAGGTGCCGGTCATAGGTCACCAAGGCCCGCAAGGCCCATCCTGGGTTATACGGCTGCGGCTCACCCCACTTGTAGGCGCCCGAGATCCACGTCGCCGTTGCCGGCATGAACTGGGCAAGGCCCTGCGCACCCACGCGGGAACGCGCCTCGGATTTCCACATGCTTTCTTGATGGATCTGCGCGGCGAAAACAGCTACTGGAGCCTGCAAGCCCCACGCAGCATGCGCATGGCGGGTCAGGTCGCGCTGATATGGTTTTGCAGCGGCGGGGATAGTGGCAGCATGGGCCGGCGTGAAGAACCCGCCCCACCACAGAACTAGGCTCCAGAGAAGAACCCGCAGGCAACAAGCGGCGATTGAATACTTCGGCGGAGTCTGCCCATGTTTAAGAGCGTGGATGGTTACCGATATCGCCATTAGAACGATGATGATGATCTGAGGCGCGCCCATCACACCCCCAAGCTCACCGCTACCATGGCGGCGCCGACAATGATGGCGCGCCGCAGCATCGCGGATGCGTGTGCTTCAACCAGTTTCACCTGGTCGGGGCGCGAATACGGAAACAAGGAACGATCAATCCAGTACCCCGCAACCGCGCCCATAGTTATCAACGAAAGCTTGTACAGCGAAACGGGAAGCTGTTGCGGCGCCACCAGGTAGATGACGATGAGGAGCCCGATGGTGAAAAGCAGCCAATCGGTCATTCTTGGAATCTTCATCGCACTGCCTCCATAAATTCATCCATCAATGCCTGATACAGGGCAGCAGGCGTGCCGTTACGCGGCGCACTCGAAATACCGTCCCGCATCTGTACCGGCTTTCCTATGTTGCGGATCGCCATCTCACGCATGGCCTCAGCCTGGGCGCGTAGCAGCAGTAACCCACGCTGGCCTGAAAGGATGGTGCTATTGCCATCCTCGTCACCCAGTTGGTGCGAGGCGAAATACCAGTATTGGTAATTGCTGCCGAGCACCGAGATCTGATGCGCGGTCGGCGCCGGAGCAAATTGAAGCTCCCGCTCGCCCCCGTTTTCGGCGACGACGACATCTGGCAGCTTCCCCGGCCAGCCCTTATCCCAAGGCTGGTATCGGCGATCAGTGCCCCACAGCGCTGATTTGTAGGTCAGCAAATCAGCGGGCGCGGGGTAGTTGTATTGATCCGCCACCAGAGTCACCTCGCCTAGCAAGGTGCGGGGACGGACGCGGTGAAAATCCAGGACGGCCTTGTCCACACAGCGCAGCAAATCCGCGCCGTCGTCGGCGTCAAAGACACTGGCCGCGTCGTGAAGGCTCGCCTTCAGATCCTCGGCCAATTCCGTCCTGGTCATCATTACTGCTACTCCGCCTTAGCCGCAGATTGCTTCAGCGTTTCGATCTGCGCGTTCAGCAGCTCGTCGAGCTTGTCATCCGGCAGTGCGTTCCACGCTTCGGCGGTCAGGCCGCTGGCAAGATGTGCCGCGGCGACAACCTCCCCTAGTTGCACAGTCTTACCTTCCGCGATTTCGATGGTGGCCGACAGCTTGCTGCTACCGTGCAGCGATGGCTGTTGCTCACCTGTCGCTGGAGCAGCATTGGCCAGCAGCTTTTCAGCGATGGCGGACAGCACGCCCTTGCGGGCAGCGCCTTGCTGTTCCATCTCGCCGAGCTTTTCGATCTCCTCGGTGCTCATGTGCTCGAGCGCGGCGACCACGGTCTGCACGTTGTGCGACAGCAGATCGGCGAAGGGATCGATCTCGGGTGCAGGCACAGCGACCGGTTCCTGTGGACGCAAATGGGGCGGCACCTGGCTTTCTGGTATGTCGCGAGTCTCGCCCGCCGGTACCATATAGCTGCCGACAAAAAGAGTGATCTTGGTGAGGTTTGATACTGGGATACGGCGTTCCATATCGGTCTCCTGTCGTCCCGGACCATCTCCGCCTCGCCCGTGGGTTGCCACGAGGTCTACGGCGGATGATGGTTTCAGGGCTGGGTTATGGATTAACGATCGACGCGGCCAGTACCGCTGTACACGACGATCGAGGTCAGAGCGCCCTTTAGCAGCTGGGGCGTGTGTACGACGATGAACTGATCACCGTAGGCTTCCTTCTTGCCAGTGAAACGGCCGTTGGAATCCTTCTGGTTCTCCAACTCGCCCAGGGTCCACGGCTTGACCATGCGGAAGCGCACGGTGCCGCGTTCGCCGATGACCGTCCGGACATCGCCATGAGGCAAGCCTGGCGCGAAGCTACGGAAACCGGGAACGTCCTTGATACGGCCAAGGTTGCCGTCAGCGGACAAGTCGGTGCCCGGGCGCTTGTGGTTCGCGCCGAACTGCTTGGCCTGCTCGATCTGCGTCATCAAGGTGCCGCTCATCAAAGCCATGTTGGCCATGTATGCGCGGTCCTCGATGATGGTCTTGCGCAGGCCGAAGCGGTACAGGAATTGGTCGTACTTCACATCGGCTTCCAGGCTGCCTAGATCGCTATCCCACTTGTAAACGTTGGTGGTGTATGTGTAGCTTGCGACCACTGCATGCGTGTTGCTCGGAGGAGTCGGCACACCCAACTCGTTGACGAAGGTAATTTCGCCCAGGTTGTAGTCGATGGTGTAGTACAGCCCTGCGGCTTGCGTGCCGGTGCCGTCGTATTCAGAACGGGCAACAGAGTTGGTTGTTACCGTGACCGCGTACAGCGTGCTACCCACTTGAACGCCCTGCAGGTCATAGATTTTCTTCGGACGAACAATCGGGAATTGATTTGTCACGAAGATGGTCTTAGTCCCATCTGCAGTCGCTACCGCTTCGTTGCTGACCGCTACGGTAGAGTACTGGTCGGCCGCATTCAGGTGTTCGCCGAAGATCAGGCCTTCGCTGTCCTCGCCCACGATTCGCGAGGCATTGCGTGCATTTTCGGCCACGATATCGAAGTTAATCTGGCCGTTTCCGACCAGGTAGCGCAGTTCATCGGACACTTCGAACGCCAGCTTTTGCGGGATGGGACGGGCTTCTTCCAGCGCTTGCTTCACTGCCGCACGTGCGATGCCCTGGCCTTCATACTTGCGGGCATTGGCTACGCCGGCACCGGTCGTATCGCGGTAGCTGTAAGGCAACTGGATAGTGCTGCCGAACTGCGCAGTGCCGACATCGCACAATCCCAGGCCAACCAGTTGATACAACGCTTCACGCACTACGGTACGCTCAAAGATTGCAGGCACGGCGACGTCGGATACGACCGAATCCCCTGCTGCCAGGCGGCGATGGGCATCGCATTCACGATGCAGGCGCTCCGCATGCAAAGAGTCGTAGAGGGCCAGGGCCTGATCGACCAGTGCGCGATTACCCTCGATCGGGACACCGCCCGACAAGGTGTAGCGCCTATGGCTTGGCATGTTACCGAACACGCGCTTGTCGACTTCTTCCTGCAGTGCCTTGATCTGGTTGGAGCTGTCTACGCTGATGTGGACATTGCCTTGCGGCCAGTTCCAACCCAGGTCCGTCAGCTTTTTCGCCGCGGCCATCTTGTTGCCGAAGGCGATCTGGTTGTCGGCCAGCTTCTTGACTTGATCGCCAGTCATTTCAGCCGTGATCAGGTCGACGACCGACTCCGCCAGTTCTTTCTTGGTGGTTTCATCGAAACCGGAAACTGCGTTGATCGTATCGGTCAGCATCTTCACGTTGCCGTCCCGCTTCTCGGCCAGTTGCTTGGCTTCGTTAGCGACGCGCTCGGTTTCTTGCTGCATCAACTTCTTGACTTCCTCGGCGGACAGCCCGCCCTTGAAGTCAGGTGCCTGGATCGACAGAGTGACGATACGGTCGCCGATCTGCTCGGCCAGCTTCTTGCCCGACTCCTCGAAGGAAGTCATCAGTGCAGCTGCCTGGCCTTCGTCGGTCAGCGGCTCGACGGCCTTTTCAAAGGCCTCGGTTAGGGATTTGACTACGGGAGCGGCCAGGTTCAAGCCGGCCAGGATAGCCATCAATTTGGCGACGAGTGCTTTATGCATGTTAGTAATCTCCGCGAGTAAAGTGGATTGCAATTCGGGATGGAGCAACGTGGGGACACCGGAATCGTCAATTTCGGAAAGCTGCACAGGATCCAGTCGCTTCACGACCGGCCGCACGCACAGCCCTGCACCGAGCATCACGGGGCCATAGGCCTTGCCGGTCTCGTTGTCCTTGAAGTTCTCCTGATATTCGATCGAGAGGTAGCGGTAACCCTTGTTCTTGATGGCGTCGACGCCTAGAGGCGTCCATTCCACCAGCGCACGCAGCCGGTCGCCTTCGACGGCCAGCTTGAGCACCTTGGCTGCTGCGCCATCGCTGGGGCGATGCGATACGTCGAAAAAGATTTCTTGCCCGTAAGCGTTGTTTTCGAAGTTCGCGACCATGGCCAACAGCATTTGTCGGCTGATCTCGAATTTGCCGTAACGGGGATCGCTAAACGTACCAGTGCGGGTAACCGTCACCCAGCTGGTCTTTTTACCTTCCTCCAGGTTCACATGGAGTCCGGACAGGAATCGCACTGTCCCGGGATCGGCTTCGGATAGCTGTATGGTTTTGGCTGGCTGCATCAAATCCTCCAAGGGCTCCAGCGCGTGGGCGGCACATGGAAGGCGAGCGAGCCAGTGAGAGCCGCCCACGACGGAGCTGTGGCGAATGATGCGGTTTAGATCAAGCCATGTTCAGGGGGGGTAAATGGCAGGGTGATGAAAAAACGGGCACGGCTACAGATAGCTCAAACAGTGCGGCAGCAGACAAGCCTGGGCACAGCTTTGTCCACAGATTTTGTGGATGGATTTAGTGCAGGATTTGCACTGGGATACGGTTGCCGCTTGCGTCCTGCAATGTGGGAAGTTCTTCGTCGGGAGGGACGTGCAACAATGCGGTTTGCTCCACAGTTAGCACCCAGCATTGTCCGAGAACGGCAAACATTTCGGCAGCATTGGCCAGGGGCTGCTCGATCTTGTAGGTCGTCGGCCAGGGATGGCTGACAATTTCGCCCGCCTTGACGGCGTCCAGCAGCAGCTCGAGCACAAGCTGGGCATCCCTGCCGCGCACCTGGCGCGCATCAGGATCCCATTCGAACTCGATATCCGGCTTGTGCCAGACCGAGGATTTCAAAGCGAGCTTACGGTACATAGTGGAACAGCAGCCCGATCACCAAATTCAGCATTTCTCGATCCTTTCCGACCAGCTCTTCAAGTCGCCAGGCCTGGCCCCCCAGCACGTCTTCAAAAGCCATTGTCATGACTTCGAGCGCGCCGTGCCTACCCAGGTAGTAGTGCCCGGAATATTCCTTACCTTGGTACGGGTTGCGGTACTTATCTTCGCGGGTCACCTCGCTTTTAGCATAGCCGTGATGCGGATACAAGTCTCTCATGCGCCGCAACGGGTCACCTTTCGTCCGCCGTCCATGCAGCTCCTGGAAGAAATCATCCAGCGAGGGCAAGGCGTGCTGCAGCCTATGGGTATATTCGTGCACCATGGTCGCAAAACTTCCGCCGCGGACAAAACCATCGCCGCCACGGGCAACCCCTGAAAACCCCAGCAAACCACGATAGTGCTGGCCGGCCACATCGGCAGGCAGTGTCACCTGTCCCCCGCGCGATGCCGAGTATTTGGCCCATAGAGGGCCAAGTCGATCGGCAGTCTTGGTCCAGTCGTCGGGAAACAAGCGCGAAGCTGCCTTTACCAACTCCGCCCCCTTGCCACCGTTTTGCACCTTAGCCGGTGTATTGATGGGCCTCGCATCACTTAGGCGCGTGTGCAGGCTTTCGAGCAACTTGCCGCCATCCACCGATCCATCACCGCGGCGAGAGGATTCGATCAGCTCCGTGACGATCGGCTCGCCTCGAGAAATCATATCGTCCACGTCCAGCCTTTTGGACGGTCGCGGCCTTGGAGGTTCTGGCGGTTGCTGCCCAATCCGCTTGCGCACTGAGCGCAATGGCGCTTTGATCATGCCCTGCGTCAATCCTCCGGACTTGAACACATCGTACTTGTGCTTTCCCAATACGCCGCGCTGTTGCGCTGGTGTAAGACGGTCAAGGGCTTGCATCGGCGTTTCCTTGCCTGCGCGATCCGCATCCGTCACTTCGTTCCTGAACACGATTTCCACATAACTCAATGTGTTCGGGTGCGCTGGCCAAGGGCACTTTTCACGGCTGGGATACACCCCACGCCCGATTCCGTGAAGGTTGGCCGCGGCATGCAAATCACAGATGTCATACTTGGGATGCGCCGGCGAAAGCAGGAAGCGCCACCCAGCAAAGTCCGGATGATCCTCACCGCCGCGCATATATGCCTCCCCATGCGCCCGATTGAGCTCGGTTCGCATCAGTCGCATGGCATGGTCGAGAGGCGAACCATTGCCGGTCATGAGCTGGTTAATGATGGTCTGCGAGATCCGTGAGGCGTTAGCTGCGTCGATTTTTGCTTGCAAGTCCAACGGTACCGGCTTGCCCTGCAGCAGCAGTTCCCTAGCCGCCTGCCCTGCGCCGTATCCCTGGATCACCGCCTGCTCGATAGCATTGATGACGATGTCACGGGCGTGTCGATCGAGCCGCCAAATGCGGTCGGATAGCTGCAGGCCATCCCCGCCGATGAATGTGACGATGAATCGCAATGCCTCATCAGCTATACGTTGCGCCGCCAGGGTATTCAACAGCGGTACCACTTCACCAGTTGCAGCAGTATACGGGCTGAGGCCCAGCGTTGCCGCCTGTTGCATACCTTGCTGCAACAGCAGGTCCCGGGCATCGCCCAGTTGTTTCAGTCGCGCATTGACCTGGCTCAGGACATCTTGTAGTTGTGTCAGTTCTATATTGTCATCGGCGCCCGCGGCGAGGCGAAGACTTTGTGTAATTTCATCAGCCGCTTGCTGGTAGATCGTCTGCAAACGCTGCAGCGCTTCGGCGTCGAGCTGATCCATCTGACGCTGAGCGACGGTGGTGGATCGGCGGATGCGGGCCTGCTGCGCCAGTCGCGACTCAGTCATTGGTGATGCTCGTGCCGCTTTCCCCCTTGCGCTGGTTGCCCGGGGTGATGCTCACTTGCTGGGGATTCGCACCGCCTTTCGCATCCGGATAGGGGTCGTAGTTTTCTGCGTCGCTTTGCCGGCGCTCTTCCACCGTGGCAGCGTCGTAGCCCAGCTCCTCCCATACCATGCTTTGGGGCAGGCCGAGCGCCTTGAGCTTTAGCGCCCTGTCCGTCGTCTGTGTGGGGGTCTCCGTCCGTCGCTCGGCGTAAGTGATGGCAAATTCGTCCGAGTCAGGGTTGATCCCCTTGAGCAGCAGGTGGAAGCGGAATCCAGCCTCATAAACGAAGGCCAGTGTGTCCTGCAGGTCGTCAATTTCGTCGAAATAGGTCCGCTTGAGGTCCTCCAGGATGTCGCGCGCCATCCCATCCGTGTATCCCATCATTCCCTTTGGTAATGGAGAGCCCGCAAAGAATGTATCGAGCAGGTGCACGATGTCTGCGACATGGTCGAGATTGCTGTCACCCTGAACCGCCGTAACGCCACCCTCGCGATTCATGTAATAGTCCGTGGTCATGCCTTCGGCTTGGTCTTTCTCAACCGTCTGTCGATAGGTGTTGAGATCGGCCTCGCTAGCACCCTTGAGCACATGCGCCATTCGCAACGGGGCGCGCATGCGACGGCGGATGACCAAGTCTTCTTCTGTCATGCGCAGCTTGCGCCAGGTGGTGCGCGTCGCGTCGAGAAACGGACGGCCCAGACTGCCGACATCGTCGAAGTTGTCCGGGTCGAATCGTGCATGGAATAGTTTCCATAGCGGGAAGGCCGCCAGCTCGGTTCCGGTCAGGATGTCGTACTGGATATACGCGCGGGTTAAGTCCTTGAAGCGGCCGGATTCGTTGACGTTGGGCATGATGGTTTCCGAAGGCATGCGCACCCCAGCCACCACATTGTTCTGCTGATCCAGCACCCACTGCATCGGCAGATTACCCTCCATGACGAAGCCACGTGCATCCGACTTCAATTTTTCCCTACGGTTGAACTGCATCCGTGTCTGAAACTCCTTCCAGTGTTTCGATAGCACTGGGCTGGGCGTGGTCTGCTGCATGATAAGACCGCCCTTTATGATGTCTCTCGCCACGCGACCATGGATCAACTTTGCCCGACCATCGAGACGATCCATTTCGCGAATATCCAGAATCGCCTGGCGCAGGTCCGGATCCACCCACATGATTCGGTACAGGTAGTCGGTGCGCGACTCTGGTGTCGGACGATAGCCAGCCTCTGATGTATTGGCACCGACGCTTGCCGTCTCCTGCGGCAGTGACGGTGCCCCTTTGAGGTAGTGGAAAGCTTTCTGCAGCAGGTTCATGCCACTTCTCCTGTGTCGAATACTTCGATACGTATGACGTTGCGCCAACCGTCGATCAAGCCAGCATCTACCAGCGCCTTAATTTCCGGTACCAGCTCGGGCATGTGCTCATGCACCAGCGCCCGACGACGCGCAACGGCTTCTTGTTCCTGTTCATTAAGCGGCCGCAAGGCAGTTCGCCGCTCGGGAACTGCAAGCGATTCCGCGTCGCCGTCCGTGCCGGCGTACGGACTCTTACCCCGCGCTCGTGCGTAATCGTTCATGCTGCGGCTTCGCCCAACAATTGAGCGCGCGACTGCACGCGACTGCCGATCACCGTCGGCACGTCCTCAGCGCCACGCGTCACCAGCGCCCAGACTGATGCGCAGGCTGCGTCGAAGAAGTCGTCGCCCAACTTTGGATTGGCCATCTTGTAGCTGGCATAGCTGGTCTTGGTCGGTACTGCCTTGATATTCCCCAACTGGCGGATAAATGCCTGCCAGTCAGCAGACCCCTTTCCCGACTTCCAGGCGGCGTCCGGCACCCACACCACGTTCGGCGCGGCATCGCCCACCAGCTCGTCATCGAAATACGGAATGGCCGCCTGACCGTTGTGGAAGGCCGCGCGCAGCGCAGTCGCCATGCTGTGCTTGGTCATCCCCTCGAAGCGGATCGGGGCGAAGGCCCATTGCGGCCAGGCACTGGCCGTGCTCTGCCCGTCGCTGATGGTCTGCCGGTCGATATCGGTCAGTCCTCGCTGGAACAGTCGGTCGTTCAGGCTGGTCAGCATGCCCAGGCCGTAGGCGTCACCCATCGCGTAATCCGGCCGGAAGTACTCCCACAGCCCGAGCAGATCCATCTCGACCACCTTGTCGTCGGTGCCAGCCGGCCACGACTTCACGAACGGGAAGGTAATGAAATTGCCGATCTGTTCGGTCACCACCAGCGCAGACTTGGAAGCTGTAAGGCTTTCACCGTGGCCTGAATGGTCGTAACCGAAGCCGATCAATCCGCGCCGTTTGTATCGATGGCCAGGCAGAGGATCCGCAATTTCTAGTCGCGCCTTCAATCCGATGGTCATCGCCGCACGAATGTGCTTTTCCCAGATATGGTTCTGTGCCGAGACGTTCTTGCACAGAAACTGGCGTATGAATTCCCCCTCAGGCAGCTGGGCACGCATCTCCAGCATGAATGCCTCATTGAGAATACCCATCTCCATGCCCAGGTACACGTTGATGATCGGTAGCAAATGGTATTGCTTTGAGTCGATCAAGGACTGCACAACGTCGGCACCCTTGAATACACCGGTGACCCGGATCTGCGGCTTGAACGATACATCCTTCGAGACGCCCATCCGTCGAGCCGAGCCGAGCATGGGCAAGAAGCGCGACAGCAGCCGGTCGCCCGGCATGTCGTCGACTTCCTCGATCGACGCGTAGCTGATCGCGTCGCCATCGATCTGGCTCATGATTCCGTAGGCGCTGGCCTTGGAGCCGTTCGCGAACTGGTACTTGGTATCCGTCAGCTGCTCGCGACCGGACTTGTGCGCCACGTAGGCGCGCAGCATCGGGGACCGGCGGATCGCCTCGAGGTGATAGTTCAGGTTGTTCTGCGACTGCTGCAGCCGCGGCGCCACGATGCCCAGTTCTTGCATGGGAATAGTGGATAGGTGCTTCAGCGCGTGCATTTCTTTCCCGGCCGTCTTGCCCGTGCGCCGGGAGGAAACGTCGATAGTGTTCGGGTGCATGTCCATTTCGATGCTCTTCAGCACCTGCATCGGATCCAGCTCAACGTTGTGCACGTGCTTATGCCAGAGCAGATGATCATCCTTGTAACGAAGTATCTCCTCCTCGGCGCGAGTGGAAACTCGGATACGCTCAGCAGTGGAGGTACGAATCAACTCCCGGACTCCTGGTTGTACTCGATCAGAATCGGATCGCTCTCCGTCTGCTTGTTGGCGCGCATAACCTTGCCAGCCAGGTTGGCCAGCAGCTCGGACTGCCGCTGGCGGAATGCATCCATGCTTTCCTTGCCGCCGTGGTCATCGCCCAGCTTGCCGAACTCGGATTCTTCGCCATCGATGACCTTGGCGGTCATACCCATGTCGGTGAGGGATAGGCCAGTGCGAGACAGCAGTTCGCCGAGTGGCTTAAATAATGGATGCGCCTCGATATCCTTGATGATCCGGCGGTCACCGTTCTCATCGATGTACTCGGCGATGATTAGCTCGTTGGTTTCCTTGTCCGTGTACCATTGCGGCGCCTCAATCTTCACGCCATCCGCCACGATCGTCTGCAAAATCATCTGCAGCAGTGAAAAAACAGTTGCTTGAAGATCTGAGTAAATGCCGTTGAGGTGCTTGGTATTGCGCTGCTCGAAAGCAGCGTGATGCTTCAGGAATATCTCTGTCTGTTTTACGCAAGCCGGCTGTTCCTTGCACCACACCCGATCGACGTCGCAACTTGCACAAAATGGATAGCCGTCAGGCTTGGACGGGAAATAGGTGGCGGTACGGGCATACATACCGTGCTTCATTCCATTGAAACGGGTACGCATCGCCTCTTCTGACGTCGGATGTCCGACCAGGTTAGCCGCTGAAGCAGCCTTTCCCTCGTCAGTCCTGGGCCCAGTCGCAGCAGCATGAGCTTTCAGCAAGTTCTGCTCGAACCAGGCTTGTTCGCGCTCTTTCCCGCAAATAGGACAATTGCCGTAATAGGCAAAGGGATGGTGCTCCTGCTCCGGGACTTCTTCCACACGATCAGGCTCGGCCTTAAAGGTGCGAAGACACGGTTTGCAGTAAAAGGTAATCTCGGAAAGCGGTTTAGAGCGGTCTTTCGCCATGCTGCGCAGTGTCACGCCTCACAGCAAGCCATGTTCAGGGGGGGTATTTGGCGATCAGCGTAAATTTGCTACCGCGCGATTCAATTCATTGTAAGTCCTGGCCTGTCGAGCTTTCTTCAAGAAACGTTCGGGTAAAGCTACCGATACAGATTTGGTTCGCAGTAGGGTCTGCACGGGGAGCCAGATCAGAAAACGGCCCACAGCAATGTGGGCCGTTTTCATTTGTTTCGCCGTCTCCAGCCGCACCTCAGGAATTTGATCCTCTTTCTCGAAACTCAT